GAGGGCATATTGGCAAATTTATTCGCTTTTTTGGCACTGTCAATGGATCGCTAAGAGAAAAAAGTTTTTTTTCAGTTTCAATTTTTGCCCCGACCGCAACCGACATTTTGAAAGAAATCCCATTTGTTTCGCTGTCATTTGAGGTTTACGAAACCCGGTTTGAGTTTCGGGTTTGGGAAGGGCTGAAACTGATTGCAAAACACGAAAATCCGCATGATGCTGCCGCACTTGCATGGCTTTCAATTCAAGAAATTCAAAAAAAATAAAACCATGTTCAAAAATTTCAAATACGTTCTCGGGCAACTTTTCGGAATGTTCCTTTTTCTGCTGTGCGGCTTTGTCGGCGGTTACATCTATGGCGTAGGCGAATACAAAAACGCCGAAAAGCGGGCAGCAGAATCAAACCTTGAAACAACCGAAACGGCTGCCGATTTGGAACTGGAAGAGCCGGAAACGATTTCTTTTCAGGGCACAGCCAAAACCAAAGCCGAACGCCTGGCCAAAGTAAAGGCAAAGGCAAAGAAAAAGCCCGCTGCAAAGCCGGTATCAAAACCAGCACCGAAACCGGTATCGTATTCAGCACCGAAAAAGGCAGCGCCTATTGCGGCCAAAAAAGCAAAGGCACCCACGAAAAAGCGGGTGGCGTATTCAGCGCCGGTAAAGGTGAGAGTTACACCGGCGGCGCAAAAGCCGTTCCTATTAAGCAGTTTAGAGGGCCGTAGTTCTGGAAAATCAGAAATCGAAGAAAACGGCGCATGGAGTATGGAAAAGAAACGGGCGGCTGCGGAGGCAATAAGGAAACAGCAGGCAGAAAAGAATGCGCTGCAAAAGTTTTTTGGGCTTTAAATGTTTTTTTGATATGATCTACCTCATGCTTTTTTGCCCGCTTTACGTTCCGATCCCCATTATCGTTAAGGTCGGGTTTTCGCATGATTTGGTAAACGTATTTGATCGTGCATCGGATTTGACAAAGGCGATAAAGTGGGGCTGTTTTCTGCCGATCTGTATTGTCGCTGTGCCATTTGCCTACCGACTTGAAAAATGGTTTCACAGGCGATGTAGGCCGGTGCAAGTTTCGGTTTTTAAGGGTAGCGGATCGACTGAAACCTACCCTTCGCCGCTTGCTTTGCCCGTCCTTGCCTTTATGCTTTTTGTTTGGGGGTTGTATTTTTGGGCAGCAGGCAGGGCGTTCGGGTTCGATGGGCTTTCCTGGTATCGCTCGTTTTTAATCGGGCTTTACCTCACATTCAAACAAGTGTTTAACTTTTTCGCATGACTTACGAAACCTTGCACCCCGCTATTCAAGCCGCCTTTTGGCTGGCAACTCTTTTGCCTTATGCGGCATGGTGGGCGGGGGATTGGGTAGGTAGGTGGGTAAGGGGTAAATTCATATCTTTCACAAATAAAAAAGTCAACAATGGAATTCACATTCAAAGAAAAAAAAACGGTTGAAGTTGTTTTTTTGCAGGTTAGCGCAGGTGTGCGTTACTGGGAAGACGCAACTGTAAACGGGATTAAAGACACAAACGGCGACTTAATCCCGTTTCGTGTTGGTGACTATTGGAAGCCGCGAATTAGCATTGAAAAAGGGGTTATTATAAATTGGCCAGAAGGTACTACTGCTGACATCCATTACAAGGTTTGCGATGACGGAATTTATACCCTGCTTGATGAAGGAGGCGCAAAAATTACTGCAAAAGATGGATATGTGCCGGATATTATGTGCCCCAATGGTAAAGGCTACGGAGACTATATTATTATGAAGATTGACGAGAATGGTAAGATTGCAAACTGGAAGCCGTTGTTATCTGAATTTAGCAGCGATCAAGACGATTAGTTCTCAATAGGCTACTCTTAAATTTTTATCAATTTTTAATCGCGTATCGAAAAGAAATTGCGTATTTTTGTACGCGATAGGAAGAAGTGCAGCCCGCCTCTAACCCGGAAAAGGGGAAATTCGGCGGGCTGCTTTTGAAAAGAAATTTAAGAAAATCCCTTTAGGCGAGAGTCACACGCTAAACAGGTAGTAACTTATGGCAGCCTACGTCACCAAAAAGACAGATTCGCGGTAGTCTTATTTGGGCGTGTTTACCTGAAATCAATGGCTGTTTTCGCCGGTTGGAATCCGGCATTGGGAGTGAATTAACGGGCGGCGAGACTGGTCTACTTATACTTAGTCGAGCCGCCAGATTTTGGGGCGGAAGTTCTTTTGGATAGAACACCGTTTACGGAGGCAGCAGGTTCAATACCTGCCCGCTCCACAATTGTTTTCATTGGGTTTTGGGGAATTCCGCCTGTCGTAAGGTGGGCGGTTTTTGAAAAGCATTTGGTTAGAGCCGAAAGGCTCATTGGGGTTATACTTAGCCCCAATCTGGAAAGATTGGGGCTTTTTTGAAAAGATTTTCCGGTATAGTTATTGCCGGAATGAAAATAAAGGATTACTTTTGTCACGTCATAAAGTTGACCGCCGGGGTGGAAGCCGGTTGTAAAGACTAAGAACATTAAATTTACACAAGCGTCTATTTTGGGCGCGGGCATTCGGGCTTTCTTAGTCTCCCGTTTTCAGGCTTCCAACCTGACCCGCACCCAAATTGGACGCTTTTTTTATGCCTATAATCATGAGCGATTTAAAGAAACGTTCTACCCTTATCAGCGAAGTGGCACGGCGGCGTCTTAGCATTAGCCGCGATGACTACGCGCTAAACCAGTATATCCATTACCGATGCGCCGACCCTCGCCAAAAAGTTGCCGGGTGGTGTTGCGATGCAAAAGAGGAAATCGCCGAATTTGTTGGAGTTACCCGCCCTGGATTATACCAAATGATGAAAAGAAATGAGGCGGCGGGCTTGCTTGAATTTGGCATTTTAGGGGCTGTTAGGGCAACTGCAAAATGGGTGGATTGTGAAAACGACTGTAAACAAAGTTTACATGAAGATGTAAACAAAGTTTACACCGACTGTAAACAAAGTTTACACACAACTGTAAACAAAGTTTACACACAATATAATGTAAAGGAAGATATAAGTAAGAGTAAGGGAGAGGGAAAGGAAGAAGCAAAAAAAGCGGGAAACCCGCTCTGCCCCCCTTTTCAGAAAATCGCAGAAATTGAATTGCCTGAAAACTTTTCCTTAGCAGCAAACCCTTCTCAACCTACTTCACCGGGGGGGGGCGGGCCGGGCGCGATCTTGGTATCGATAACCGGGCCGGAACATCCCGAAATTACGGTACATGACATTATTGAGCCGAAAACCGAACCTGTAAAAACCGGCAGGAGCAAAACGAAAAACCCGCGAACGAACGAGCCGCAAATTCACCCGGAAAACGAGCAAGCGTTTCAACACTTCAACGACCCGGCAAAAGCGCGGGCGGCATGGGCGCAATGGATAAAATACAAATTTGAGCAATTCCGGGATAAATACAAAAGCGGCGACAGCGAACTAATTTGCCTTAGAAAACACTGGAAAGACACGAACGGCGATGCCGCCGCATTTGAAAAGAATATTTCTCACTCAATCGGGAGCCTTTACAAAGGCATTTTCCCGCCAAAAGAAGAAAAAACGCATGGCACAAACGGACAACCAAACGGGCTTAATGCAGCAACCCGGCAACACCTCAACCTTGCAAAAGGCACTTACGAGCGCTGGCAACGGGCTTTCAATGGAGACGCGCCAACGGTGGACTACATTACAGGCGCAAAATAACTTCGATGAAGCGAAGGCGCAAAGTTCGCTGCTTGCGTTGCCGCAAAACCTGCCCCGGATCCGCCCAGCAAACATGGGCCAGGCGATGAGCGATGTTTTCCCGGCAATCTCAACCGTGAAGAAGTATCACGGCAATGGGGTGGCGGTGGCATCGGTGTCTGAAATAATCGCGCAAGCGGCGGCTCTCCTGAACGTAGGAAAAAACCTGCAATCGCACCAAATTGATTTTTTGGCCTGTGAAATTTTGGAAAATTGGTATTGGCTGACAATTGGGGAGGTTCGGTTTGTAATGAATAGCGGTGTAACGGGCAAGTATGGCGAATTATACGACCGTTTGGATGTGAGTGTAGTTTGTGGATGGTTTGAAAAATACGCCGATGTGCGGGGCGAAGTTGTGGCAGAAAGGTCGCGCCGTGCGCACATTGAGCGAATTGAGCAAAGCAATCCGAATGCAATTGAAATGCCCGATTCGCTGAAAGAATTAATACAGGGAACCGCTAATACCTTTTTGGTTGACGGCGAATTGAAAAAGGGTTTTTCCCATGGAGAATTTGAACCGGACGAACCGACTTTGCGAATGATTGAAATGGAATGGGCGGATTTGCCGAAAGCCGGGCGAATGCCTTACGAAAATTACAAGGCTATGCGGATTGCTCACCTGAAAACTCAAATGAAGAAATGACCCTACCTGAAACCACTATTCGCCTTTTGCGGGCCGTTCAAAATAGTCGCGACTTTGGCCGCGATAACTACCGGACAAAAACGGTGGAAATCAGCGACGCGGGGATTACCTGTTACCCTGTGAAATCGAAATTCGTAAGCGAAGAAATTGAGCGGGCCGGGCTGTCCGATGCTGTTTCAATGTTTGTTTTTCAGCGAACGAGGTACAGGGTAGAAAACCAATTCCGGCGCGGGCTTTATGACGTGACCGGGAAGGAAATAAAAATTTTAAAATAACTGATGCTTCGACGACCGTGCGACCGTATAGCAAGCATGGAAGTTGAAGCAGAGTTATCAGGTTGATTATCAAGGCTTTTTTGATTCACCCTAAAAATAATTTGATTATTTGTCAAAAATAATTACCCAAACACTTGACAAATAGTCAAACACACCTTACCTTTGTAACATCAATCAAAAGAGATTGATTTACGGCGGCCCGCCGGTCAGGGTTAATTTCCGATAAAATGGAAAAGCAATTAGTTTTCAGTAAGTTGGTAGGATTGGCGCAAATCCGCCTTTCAGAAGGCCGCGAAGTCGTTATCGGCGCTCTTGTAAGCCTCATTGAGGAATACAACCTTTGCTCAGATCGTGCGCGGGCGCTTTTGCTTGCTGGAGCAGTTTGGAAAGAAGCCACTAAATAAGTGGCTTTATCATATCGGGTGTCGCACACCCGGCGCGGAAAGTCGCATACTTTCAGCCCATCTGATAGGGTTTGTTATCAGGGACTTCGGCGGCAAGTCAGATGTCGCCAAAATAAGATCATGGCAAGTACCGACCTAAAACAAAAATTTGAATTCACTGGTAAAACCGCCCGTGACTTCATCCGATGGGCGGCTGAAAAAGGCGTGAAGGTTCACGATGCTACTATCAGTCGTCACCTCGCAGGAACGCAGGGAATTACACAGGCTTGGGAACTTGCTTATTTATTTTATTTTTCTGGTTTCTGATAACTCCAAGCCTTACGCCGTTCCCGGCGAATAGCCGGAATGAACGAAAGGCGACAGTTAGCCGAATTTGAAAAAAGATATGAGCAAGAAAAAATCCAAACCCGCCGATCCACGCGAAGCGCAATTAGAAACAGCCCTGACTTCCTGCCGACGCCTAAACCGTGCCGTCCGTTTTTCATTTTTAAGAGAAATTATCCGGGCCTTGAAATGCGAAGATCGGGAAGCGGAAACGGTTTTTGAGGGGTGGGTTAGTGCCGGGAAGGTCGTGCAGGATGGCTGCATTGGTGAGGTGAAAATTTATTTTTGCAAAGGTGTTGCGATTATTTAAAACATTGTTTTATCTTTGTGCATCAATTAAAATGTGAAAAATGGAAGATTACAAACAGTTTTTAGAATCAAAGCGGCATAGTTCCCAAAATTTTGGGATTGAACCCGTTTTTATGCCCGATGGTATGTTTGACTACCAAAGGCACGTTACCGAGTACGCAATCAAGAAGGGGCGGTGCGCTATCTATCTTGATACCGGATTAGGCAAAACCCTTGTTGAGTTGGTGACAGCGGAAAACTATGTACGCCATACCAACAAGCCCGTTTTGATTCTTACGCCGTTGGCGGTTGCTTTTCAATTTATCAAAGAGGCTGAAAAATTCGGCATCGGCGATATTGAGTACAGCCGAGACGGGAAGTTTTCACAAAAGATAATTGTCTGCAATTACGAGCGGCTACACCTGTTCAATCCGTTGGATTTTGATTGCGTAATTTGCGACGAAAGCAGCATTTTGAAAAACTTTGACGGTGCTACAAAGCAGGCGGTAACGTCGTTTATGCGAAAAATCAAGTACCGCTACCTCGCAACGGCAACCCCTTCGCCGAACGACTTTATTGAACTTGGAACAAGTAGCGAAGCGTTGGGATATATGGGGTATATGGATATGCTCACCAAGTTTTTCAAAAACAATGAGGATACGATTAGCCCGCAAAACATCGGGGTGCAATGGCGGCTAAAAGGACACGCGCAGGAAGCATTTTTTCAATGGGTTAGCGGATGGTCTGTTTCCATGCGCAAGCCGTCTGACCTGGGATTTTCGGACGAACGCCACATTTTACCGGAACTTATTGTGAGTGATCATGTGGTAAAGAATGAAAAGCCATTGGTTATTAACGGGCAGGGTCAACTTTTCAACATCGTTGCCCGCAGTATGTCGGAGATAAAAGCCGAACAGCGGAATACGATTGAGGGGCGTTGCGAGGCTGCTGTTGAATTGGCAGGAAATCACGATACGTCGGTTTATTGGTGCAACCTCAACCCGGAAGCCGACTTAGTAGAAAGATTAGACAGCAACGCCGTACAGATAAAAGGTGGAATGAAGATAGAAAGGAAAGAAGAAATTCTTTTAGCGTTCGCAGAAGGGCAAATAAAGAAACTCATCAGTAAGCCCAAAATTACCGCGTTCGGGCTTAATTGGCAGCATTGCAACCACACCGTTTTTTTCCCTGGATTCTCTTTTGAGCAGTATTACCAATCAATCCGGCGCTTTTACCGTTTCGGCCAAACTCGACCTGTCTACGTTGACCGGGTAATATCAGACGGCCAAACCCGAATTATTCAATCGCTCGAAACAAAGGCGGAAAAGAGCAGCGAACTATTTTCCAAACTCAACGCCAATGTAAACAAGAGTTACGAAGTTGGCAGACGCGATTTTGACAAACAAATTTCACTTCCTTCATTTTTGAAACAACCAAACCAATGATTAAAGAGCAACTTATTACCGACAACTACGCAATCTATTGCTCCGATTGTATGCTCGTTTTGCCAAGCATCGCAGACGCTTCGATTGACCTTTCGGTTTACAGTCCGCCGTTTGCCGGTTTGTATAATTACAGCAGCCATGAAAACGATTTTTCAAACTGCGAAAGCAAAGAACAGTTTTTGCGGCAGTACGAATTTTTGATCGCTGAAATTGCCCGCGTCACAAAACCGGGCCGGATAACTGCCGTGCATTGCACCGACATAATGGACAGCAAAACGGAAAATATGTGGGACTTTCGGCACGAAATAATTGCCATGCACGAAAAGTATGGTTTCCAGTACAAAAATTGCACAACGATTTGGAAGGAGCCATTGAAGGTTCGGATGCGGACAATGGTGCGCAGCCTCATGCACAAATTGATTGTTGAGGACAGTACGCAATGCTTTACGGCCATGCCCGATTATATGCTAATTTTCAAAAAGAAAGGCGAAACAGAAGTTCCGGTTACCCATCCTTTCGGGCTTACGCACTACGCCGGGGCAACGCCGCTTCTCCCAGACCATTTGGATAAATACGGTTTGCCGTTATCAGACTTTGCTCACATGGGAAGTTTTGCCGAATTTTACGACGCATACACGTCCGCTTCTTTTGAGGCTCTAAAGCGCAAGTATGCCGGGCATGAGGATCCGAAAACTAACAAACTTTCTCACATTATTTGGCAGCGTTACGCTTCATCGGTTTGGGACGACATTAGAATTGACAACGTTTTGCCGTTCCGTGACGCAAGAGATGAGGATGACGAAAAACACGTCCACGCCTTGCAGTTGGACGTAATTGATCGTATTGTCGAACTTTACAGCAATCCCGGCGAAGTCGTTTTAACCCCGTTTATGGGCGTAGGTAGCGAGGTGTTTTCGCCCGTTTCTATGGGGCGCTTTGGCATCGGAATCGAGTTGAAGGATTCGTATTTCAAACAGGCGGTGGCAAACTGCAAGGAAGCAGAAAAGCGTTTTCTGCAAACCAAGCCCCGCGAATTGTTCGACCAACTGTCAGAGGTTGAAATGATGTAGCCATTTTTCTTCATTTTCATACTGACCGCCGGGCGCTTTGTCCGGCGGTTTTTTTACAATTTACTTTGCAATCTGAAAACATTGTTTTATATTTACCGCATGAAATACGATGCTGACAAACTCGCTGCCGACGTTA